TTTGCGGATGGCGGCAATCAGTTCGCCATCTGCCACTTCGTCGCTGTCTATGCTGAATATCCAATTGTTTTGCGCGAGGCGGGCGGCGAGGTTTTTCATCGGGCCGAAGCCGATGAAGTCGTATTTGTAATAACTGACGTTGGTGAAGCGTTCGGCGATTTCAAAGGTACGGTCGGTCGAGCCGTTGTCGAGCAGCAATACTTCGTCGAAGTCTTGAAGCGCGGTCAAAACTTCGTGCAGATAGCGTTCCGAGTTTTTGACCAATATGGCTGCTGTGGCGGGAATTTTCGGGTTCATGATGAGGTCGTCTGAAAAGGGGTCGTCTGAAAAATCAAAATCGGGAAATCAAGGTAGTTCGGCAATGGCGGCGGTTAGTTCTTCGTGGAAAGCGTGTATTTTAACCGATATACCGCTACAATACGCATTTCCTTTTTTTCAGACGACCTCCTCCGATATGCAGCTTATCCTTGCGCCCATGCAGGGGCTTTGAATATGGGTTTTATGTTTTAATAGAATCAATGCATTGTAATTTTATTGAAGATTATGGTGTAAATATGGTTCAAAATGAGGGAGTCTAATGCCAAAATTTCAATTGCTAAAACCAACCATTTTGTATAGCATTAATACTATTAGCGAGGAAATCAGTGAAGAGATATGAAAAAGCAACTCCGTTGTATGGCCTATAAGTCTGGGGAAGTCTATATTGCGGTCTGTCTTGACCTTTCGCTTGCTGCCCAAGCAGACAGTATGAAAGAGGCTATTGAAAAATTGGATGAGCAGGTTAAAGATTATCTGCGGGAAGCATATGCAGATAAAAAATATACGCGCCAAATGCTTGATCGTTCTGCTCCATTTGCTTTATGGCTAAAATATTATTTGTTTCGGATTTTGCTTGCTAGAACTGGCAATACTAAGAATAAGGCTTTCTTTAAAGAGGAAAGTTGTCCTGCATGATTTTTTCGCGTATCAGCCCGTTGACTTATCAGGAGGTTGTGCGAGCATTGAAGCGTATGGGGTTTGAAATGAAGCCCAAAACAGCTACTGCACACGAGCAATGGATTAGGGTAGATGGGCGAGGAAAATTATTGGTTACGGTGGACAAACATAATGCTCCTTTTGCAAGGGATTTGATTCGGTCTATGGCAAAACAGGCCGGTATGAGCGTGAAAGAATTTTTCAAAGTTTGTAAGTCGAAGAAATGATTAAAGGCCGTCTGAATTTCAGACGGCCTTTTTGTTATCCATGTATTTTTCGCCATTCGGTTTTTGCCTGCTGTTCGCGTTGGTCGAGCCAGTCGGCGATGGCGGTAAGACTGACGAATTGGCTGCTTTTTTGACTGTTGTCCGTATTGATGACCGGCCATGGGAGGGTTTGGGTTTTGGCGCGGCGGCGGGCGGTTTTTTCGTTTATGTGCGGTAACCAGTCGGCAGTGGCCTGTTCGAGGGTGATGTGGGTTTTGCCGTAGATGAGCATGAGCCGTTGGCGGGTAGGTAGGTTTTCCATTTTTAGTGTGCCTTGTGTTGTTGTCTGATTCTTTCTGCGTAGTCTTCCGCGTCTGTTAGGGTGGTGAATTCTTTCAGAACTTTGGTGCTTCGTCGTCTGCCTGCGTTATTTTTTGTCCAGTGTTTTTTGTTATATTGGGGAGGCTGGTATTCGATTACCTGCCATTTGCCGTCGTGATGCCGGAAGCCTATATTCGGTTGGGTGTTAATTTGGGTATGCTGTATGCGGTCTGTCAGGGTCATTTTGTGTCTTTCGTGGTGCCGTCCGCCCATCGTTTGAATTTAATGCCGGTGGTGCGCTCGGTGATGATTTGAAGGATGATTAGTATCAGGGCAATGATGGGCGGCATTATTCTTCTTCTTGGAAGAGGATTTCTAGTATTTTTGTAATTCGGTTCTGTACCATTATTTCTACTGTCAACATGATGAGTGCAGCCATCAGTACGGCAATAATAATAATGGCGGTGGCGATGTTGATGATGTTTTCCATATTTACTCTCCGTAAACGATGCCGCGCATACGTTCTTCTGTGGTCATGCGTTCGTAGGTTTTTTCAAGTTGCAGGGTTGCGAAGTCGGCAGCGTCCTGTTGTTGGCGGATGAGGCGTTGGGCTTCGGTTTCTTGAGAAGGTTGAGGTGTGGTGCAGGCTGCAAGTATGGCAAGCACGACTGCTCCGATTGTGGCTTTCATTTCATACTCCGTCAGCAGGCTTTTGCAGATCGTTTTGAGTTAGGGCTGTCAATGCTTGTTTGACTGCCGCCATGGGGGTTTTGTACTCGGGAACAAGTCCGACAATGAGTTCGCCGTCGGTGTTGATGATGTCGCAACCGTAGTGCTCTACGGGGTGGCCGTAGGCAGTGCGGGTGGTTTCGGCGGTTACGCGGATGTCGATGGAGTATTCTTCTGTGATGGTCATTTTGGGGTCTTTCGGGGTTAGGTTTTGTGGAGGTCGTCTGAAGATTCACGCTTTCAGACGACCTTTTGCTTTATGCTGAAACGATTTCGCGGGGGTAAATGTTTTGTACCAGTCGCACTGCATCTTTCAGAGTTTTGGCTTCGCGGCGGGTGGTTTCGCTGTAAATACCGCCACCTTCTCGGGAACTGTTGCGCTTTTGAATGGCTAGTTTGCCGTCCTGCCATGTGGCGACTTCGACTTTGCCGGCGGTGGCGTGGGTGCCGAATTTAACGTAGATGGGTTTCATGATTACTGTGTCCTGTTGTTTGTTTCGATGGATGTAGTTTAGTAAACACTTAATTCATAGTCAAGTAAAAAGTTTATTGTTTGTTCAATAAATATTAAATTATCTGATTTTTAAGGGGATTTAATTTGCAAAAAAAATGCCTAACGGGACTGACGGTAGGCGGTTTTGGATGTCTAGGTGAAAGAAAACCGCCCAGTGGGCGGTTTTTTCAAGAGAAGGGATTTAGGCGGCGGTTTCGGGGTTGTCCCGTAAGTATTCAGCTTCTGCTACGTCATCCTCGAAATTCAGCGATAGAGGAATTGCGCTGCCTTTTTTGTCGTTGCATACATCGACATCGGTTTTTAGCTGGACACAGTCACCGACGATTTGCTGACGCCGCTGCGAAAATGCTTTATGAAAATGTTCTACGGGGACATTGGGGTCGTCCAAATCTGCCCACAATGTGAGCTGTTTGCCGTTAATGCTTTCTCTTACCGCGTGTTTGGCACGATAGCTGCGTCCTTTAGGGTCTGCACGCAGCTCTTCTCTGAAGTGGCGTGAAAATGTATTGGCGGCAAGCTGGATTTCATCGCGCATATTGGGTTGGTAAAGTTTGTTGTCCAATGCCCATCCTGCCAAATCATGCACATCTACTCTTCCGTCTTCAATGCCTTTGGCCTGTTTGTATTGTTCTACGATTTCTGCGATTCGTTTTTTTGTGGCGTTACTCATCATTACTCCTATTTGCAAAACCCCAGCCGTCATAGGTTGAGCCGTTTAAAATGAAATTCCGTACCGGAACAAGATGTTTGCGCAATTGCTGATATTTTCCTGTGCGGTTGTGAAGCTGCCCGACTACCAAGCCCGGGTGTATTTCATTGACACCTGCAAAGGCAATAATTTTCCTTTCGGAAAAAATATAGGCACCTACGCGGACAATATAGCTGTCAAGTTTGGCGGCGGGGACGCAAAAATCTGCCGCTGCTTTGTTTGCCAAATGTTCCGATTCGGGTAGCCCGTCGATCTGAATGCCGATGTCTTCATCAATAACAGCCTGGTTTTTGCCGTCTCCGTTTAGGATGTGTTCCAATTCATGGCGGAGGGTAAACCAAAAATTGTCTATGCGGTCGTAGCGCAAGGTCATGCCGATAACCGGCTTTTGATTGTCCAGCCAAAAACAGGCGGCATCCAGTTTGCTGTTGGGCAGGCTTTCTACAAAGATTAATCGGACGCCGCATGCAGACAGTATTTTGGGAACGTGGCGGACTTCTTCTGCCGAACGGAGCAGACCGGACAATTCGTCAATGGCTTTTTTTACAGCCGCATTGCTGAATTTTCCCGTTGTCAGTTGTTCGGCTGCCAACTGTCTGACTTTAAACAGCCATGCCAAGTTGGTAGTGCTGATTGTTTGTTGGTAAGCCGCGACATTTTGCTTGGCGCAAAATTGGAATTGCGGTGTTTGGTTGATTGTCTCGAGGTTGAAGAAGTGTTTTACAGCACTTTCTAACTCTTCAAATGTTTTACCGGCATTAATCCACCCGCGTCTGACCATCTCTTTAACCGGATAGTTTTGATAAAGTGCTGCCCTTAGCGGAATATCTTGATACTTGTCTGCTTCTAGCATCGAGAGTTGGAAGCGTGATTGAAGATTAAGCCATGTTTCAGCCGAAATACCCAGTGCTTGAGAGAGCTGCATGGCGGTATCGGGGGTAATACCCAGCTTTCCGGTAATAATCTGATTGATGGTTTTTGCCGGCCGCTGAATAATTTCCGCCAAGTCCGCCTGCGTCAGGTTGCGAGCTGCCAGTTCAGCCTTCAGGACTTGTCCTGCGTGTATCGGTTGGGCGGGTAGAATTTGAGTGTTCATTTTGGGTCTTGTGAATCAAGTTTGTGCAATACAATCTGCTTGTTTTCAATACTGATAATTAATTTATATTTTTGATTGACGGTTATGGAATGGAAGTCCGAACCATCGTTACACGGCAGCAAGTCCAAAAAGCGGGCTTGATGAAGATCAGATACGTTTTGGGCAGACAGCAGATAATTCACAATCAGCCTGTATGTGGCAGTCGCCTTTGTGCCTATCTGCCCGTCTTGAAAGAACGGATCAGTGAATAGCAGGTATAAGTAATCTGTTTCGAACTTCAACTGCATGTCAATATCTCTATTATATCAAATTTACACTTAGTGTAAATCTATAAATCCGTAGATTTAAGATTCTTAGATTAGGTTAGCCGCCCTAGATTCGGGCGGCCTTTTCTGCTACATCTCTTCGAGCTTCCACGCGCCTTTGATTTTGCCGCAGATTTTAAGCTGTTCAAGGTCGTGTTTCTCTACAGTTTCGGTTTCGTAGCGTTTGTTGTCGCTTAGGATTTTGACGCCGCCGGTAACGGTACGTTGCAGGCGTTTGGCGCGCAGGCCGTCGGAAACATGAATCAGGTATACGCCGTCTTCCATCATTTCAGTAACGGCGGTATCGACAAATATAACGTCGCCTTCATCAATAGTTCCTGCCATGCTGTCGCCGCGTGCGGTGATGATTTTAATGTGGGACAGGTTTCCGCCGAATTTGTCTTTTGCCCACAGGCGCGATACGTTGACGTAATCGACGACTTCCGCGGGCAAGTTTTCGATACCATTGCCGCATGCCGCTTCGATGTTGAGGCGTTCAAAGCGGATTTGTTGATCGTCATCTGAACCAATCGGACTGTTTGGCGTGGAGTCCAAATAATATCTTCCCATGCCGTAGTCTTCTTCCAGCCGTCTGCTGACTTTTTCGCCAAAAGATGCTTTGCCGCTCATCAATTGAGACAGGAGGCTTTTGTCTTTTGTCGGTAGAGTTTTGTCTTCAAAGAATTTTTTTAAATTCTCAATCCGTATTTCTTTCAATTCTGACTTATTCATAGCTATCTCCCAGCAGTAATTATTTATATTCTATTTAGTTTCTACTAAACAAACAAATAATAAATATATTTGCTTTTGCGTTTAATAACTGTTAAACTTGTTTAATGTTTAAAAATGGAGCAGATATGACTCACGCTGAATTTATTAAAACGCTTTCGACTAAGCGTGGAGCAAGGTCGGAATATGCCCAAAAGTTGGGTTTGTCTCTGTCGTTTTTGTGGCAAATCGAAAACCGAAGGGCTGTAACACCGAAGCGGTGCTACGAAAATGTAATTTTGCTTACCAATGGTCGGGTTTCTGTATCCGACCTGATTTCCGAAACGAGATCATAGCCTTGGTACGGATTTCTCATTTTTCCCCCATTACTGATTAACGCGCAATCAGTGATTCAGCCTGCCCTCTCAAGGGGGAGGGCAGGCCTTTTTTACGCCTAAAAAATGTGCAGGACAAACGGATATGGAAAACAAACTGGATTTTAAAACGGTTGCCGATGCGGCTTTGAATGCGGTGGACAACCTGCTTGCGGAATGGCTTCCGTCAGGCAAATATAAAGGGCATGAGTTCTTCGCCCTGAATCCGACGCGGGCGGATAAGCATCTTGGCAGTTTTGCGGTCAATACGCATTCGGGCGCGTGGGCGGATTATGCGACGAACGATGCAGGCGGCGATTTGGTCAGCCTCTATGCCTATCTTTTCTGCAACGGACGGCAGGGGGACGCGCTAAAAGCGGTCGCCGAGCGGCTGCGCATCGGCAATTTCGGAGCGGTCGAAAGGAAGGAATGGGACGGCGAGCCGAAAACGGGCAAGTCGAAACGGGAAAGCTGGCAGCCTATTGCGCCGTTCGATGAAGGTCGTCTGAAATATCTGGAAGGCAGTCAGGTTTACCTTCTTTGTAAAAATGAGCGGGCGGAAGGCTTGCGGGCAGTGTACCGCGATGCGGACGGCAAGCCGCTTTGCGTTGTACAGCGCTTTATCGACCAGGACGGCGGAAAATCCGATTTGCCGTTTGTGTGGGCGAAAAACAGCGAGGGTGTAGAGAAGTGGACAAGCCGCCGCCTAAAGGATCCACAGCCGCTGTTCGGGTTGGATGCTTTGGCGGAAAGACCTGATGCGCCTGTTTTGATTGTCGAGGGCGAAAAGTGCAAGCTGGCGGCAGAGGCGTATTTTGATTTGAAGGGCTGGGTTGCCGTGTCTTGGCTGGGCGGTTGCAACGGCTGGAAAAAGGCGGATTGGTCGCCGCTTGCCGGGCGCAATGTGCTGATTTGGCCTGACTGCGATTCCCAGCGGGAAAAGCTGTCGAAGAAGGATGAGGCGGCGGGTGTGAAGCCGTCGGATATGCCGTATCTGCCGTGGCGCGGACAGCCCGGCATGAAGGCGGCGCTGGGGATTGCCCAAGTTCTCAAGGAGTCGGGCTGTACGGTCAAAATCGTGAATATTCCGAATCCGGGCGTGTGGCCTTCGGGCTACGATATTGCAGACGTGATTTCGGATACCGAGCCGCTGACGACGGTGCGTGAAATGATGGCGGATACGCTGGTTTTCCCGTTTTCAGACGACATTGACGGGCAGCCTTTCCCGCGCCTATCCGATAAGGAGCGTGCGGCGCAAAATGCGCCCACGGCAACGAAAGGGGGCGGCGGGGACGGCGATGATGCGGAATACGACGGAGAAAATCCGCGTTTGGCGGAATTGTTGAAAAATTACGCGCAAATCGGGTTAAAAGAGAAGGTTTTAAACTTGGAAACAGGGGAATCTTTCAGCCGAAGCCAGTTGGAAAAAGTGTTTTCGCGTCCTGCCGTGCTGACTTGGTTTCATCTGCACGATAGAAATAAGCTATCGGAGCTTGAGGCGGGGATTTTAATCAAACAGAAAAAATTGGAGGCGATGGCGGATGTCAGCCCCGTTTTTAAAAACGCGCTTGCCCGCTATATCTACCTGGACGGGACGACGGACGCCTACGACAGGCAGTTGGAAGCTATCGTGTCGCTGGCGGCGGTCAAGGCTGCCGTACCTGAAGAATTTGACGACTGGAGCAAGTCGCCCGCTCGTCTCGTCTGTCCGATGAGCAATTATGTGTTTGAGCCGGATATGCCGCAAGGTGTGGTGTATAAAAACGAGAAATTAAGCCATATCAATGCGTTCAAGGGCTTGCCGAAAAAGGCTGAAGCGCCTGAAAAGCCGTTCGCGCCGGAAACGCCGCTGGCTGAATTGGAAAAACATTTTCCGAAATGTGCAAACATTATCGGGCTGGTACGGCATTTGTGTTCGGGCAACGGCAATTTGAGCGAGGCTTGCACGGAATGGGTTCTGAACTGGCTTGCCTGCCGTTTCAGACGGCCAGCCGAAAAGCCTGCTACGGCATTGGTGTTTATCTCCGAAACGCAGGGCGTGGGCAAATCGACGTTTGGCGAGAAGGTCGTCAAAGAGCTTTTCGGCGAGTATCTGCGCCAACTCGACCAAAACGCGCTGGAATCACGCTTCAATGCGTCGCTGCTGTTTGCACTGGTTACGATATTCGAGGAAATCAGTCCATCGGACGAGCGGCTGAACGTCATCGGCAAACTGAAAAACATGATTACGTCGGATGTGATTATGGTGGAGCGCAAAGGGCGCGATGCGGAAAAACATAACGACTTCAATTCTTTTATCATTTTCTCGAACGACGAGCGGTCTATCCCCATCGAAAGCAACGACAGGCGGTTTATGGTCTTGTCGTGCAACCGCAAGTATTCGGACGCGCAATACGAGGCATTGCAGGCGGAAATCGACAACGGCGGAGTGGACGAATTCGCGCGGTTTCTCTATGCGCTGCCGCTGATGTATTCGGACGGTGATACGCGGCGGGTGTTTACGCCGCATACCAAGCCGCTGACGACAGAAATCAAACGGCGGATGATCAACCTGAACAAGCCTTCTTGGGAAGCGTTTCTGGACGACTGGTGGCGCGGCGATTTGGGCTTGCCCTTCATCTCCTGCGCGGCGGGCGATTTGTGGTCGGCATACAAGAAATGGTGCATAGATACCAAGACTTTCCATATGCAGCAGAAGAATTTTTATGCAAATATGGCAAAACGCTTGGCGGATTTGCGAAGCACGGTTACAATCCACGGACAGCCAAAAAAGGTACGGTTTTTCGCCGTGCCGCATTCGTGGTTGTCGTCCGACAATCAGGAGAAGTTTCCGCCGCCGAATACCGACAAGACAGAACGTGGTTCTGAAGGGTCGGTTTCCAAGGCAGATTATTACGGCAGGCAGATAGAAGCATTTGCCCTTGCCGCGGATTCTGACCGATTTTAGGCGTTTGGACGGGGTTGGACACCGTTTGGACGGGGTAAGAGTCGGAAAAAATCCCTTTAAAAACATCGTTTAGACCGTTTGGACGGTTTGGACAGGGTAGTTATCCCATACGCGCGAAGATATACATTTATCTTCGCGCTTTTATTTTTTCTTTTTTATACACCTTGTCATATTTTGTTTTTATTTTTTTCTTCTTATACGCGGATTTTTATAAAAAAGTATGTCCAAACGGTCTAAACGATGATTTTAAAGGGAAAAAAGGTGTTTTAAAAGTTGTCCAACCCTGTCCAAACGGTATATTTCCCCGTCTAAATCTTGATTTTTAAGGTTTTTTCGAAATGTCGGTAATTTTGATATGTGGTAAGATACGGACAAGGAGATGAAAATGAAGCATTTGAAGAATATTTGGGAAGGTATGGGGCTGATTTCCTCCGTATTATCCGAGCCGAAAGCCTATCCTGACACAAGGAACGGTTTTGCACGAGACCATGCAAGACTGATACGGGACGCCCGGCGCGTTGCCGGTGAACTCAACGAGAAGGCGGAAAAGGTTTATGGCAAGCAAAAATACGCGGATTAGTGCGAAAAACAGAACGGGCAATGAAGTCAGTCTGTCGCACAGTCAGACAGACAGCCCGATTATCGATGTTGCATCATTGGAGCGGTTGCAGTCTTTCCGTCCCGATTTGGTGGATTTTGTCATCAATCAGACGCGCGAAGAGGCGGAAAACCGCCGAAAAGAGGAAAAGCGGGTCGTTACATTTACCTTTATCGAACGGATGGGTGGTTTGCTGCTTGCCGCCTTTATATGCAGTTTCGGCGTTTTCGGTTCTGTCTATGCGCTAAATCAGGGTAGCGAAAAGCTTGCAATGACGATTGCAACGGTATCTATCGGCACACTTGCCGTTGCTTTTTTGAAACGAAGATAACAACTGGTTGAAAAATGCCGTCTGAAAATTCCCCTTGACGGCGCGGTAGCATTCGTCTAAAGTTTCGTCCGTGGCGTCAGAAACCACATCAACAGCGGCAATCACTCCGTCAATGTGATTTTTTTGTGTCTAGAATTTTCTTTCTTGTTGTTTGTTTCGATAGCAGGAAGTTTCTATGACCGCGTGGGCGACGAATACAAGACCCGTTTCGGGAAATAAGTCCGCCCAACTGTTGATGGGTTCTGAACCACGCGGTCGCCCGCTTCGGGCATATCAGAAACTTTCAACAGGAAATCAAAATGAACCAAGTTCAAAACATTCAATTTCACGGTCAAACCGTTCCCGTTTTTACCCAAAACAATACCCACTATGTCGCCATGAAACCGATAGTCGAGAACATCGGCTTAGATTGGGATGGTCAGCGTCAAAAAATTAAACGAAACGAGATCCTAAACAAAGGTGCGGTTATGATAACCGCACCTTCAGACGGTGGTGAGCAAGAAACCCTCTGTTTGCCTATCAGCTATCTCAACGGCTGGCTGTTCGGCGTCGATGCTCGCCGCGTAAAACCGGAAATCCGCGAACGGCTGCTGACTTATCAGCGTGAATGCTTCGATGTCCTGAACGCGCATTTCAACCGCCCGCGCGAACAGCTTACCGTCCCCGCGATTCCTGATCCGTTCCGAATCAAAGAGGAGGATGCGCGCCATGAGATGCAGAAAATATTCTTCACCATCGAATCTGCGCTGCATGATAACGGTGTGATGCACCCGGATACGTTCCGCGATTACAGCCACGGGAAAACGGGCAAGCGGGTCATCGGTTTGAACTTCTGGAAAATGTCGCTGGTCATCCGCCGTATCATTGAGGATATTCCGAAAATGGTTATCGACCGCAGCCCTGAAGTGCGCCGCCTGATTGACGAGGCGCGATATGATTTGAACTGCGATGCGCTGCCCGCGCCGGAGGAAAATCAGTCTGCTGCTCCTAAGAAGTCTGCCGATTCAAGCGATGCCCAATGCAGAAAACGCGAGATTGCGGAAAGCCACAAATCCGCTATCGCCCGCCTGCTGACATACGACGGAGATAAATCGGCAATCGGGCTGGCGGAATGCGCGGCGGCAAACGAAATCATCAATCTGTCCAGGGTAGTCAGCGACGCCTACGAAAACTTTATGTTCTCCAATGAAAACCAAAATTTGACGGACGAGGATTTCAAATGCGCGATGCTCGAATTGGCGCGCCTGAAAAATACGGTGATGGAGCTGTCCTGCTGCTGATTTTTTGCTGTCCGATTATGCCGTCTGATGGGTTTCAGACGGCATTTTTGTTATAATATGCGCTTAAAAATTAAAGCCCTGCGGACTCCGACGGGGCTAGGGATGGTCGGTGCGCGAAGAAATCGACCGATAAATGACTATTGATGATTTGCTTGCCCGTTGGGGCTTTTGGCGTTCGGTTCGGGATGATAACGGACTGGGTTATGCAACCAGTGCGGCAAACCGTGCAATGGCAGGTGATGCGAATACGGGCGGAACGCGTCCGTTGCTGCCTTATGGGGTGGACGCGGATTCGGTGTTTTCTGCGGTGGACAGGGTGGTGATGAAGGAATTGCCTGCGTTCCATCGGGAGGTGTTGCTGTTGCGCTATTCAGGCGGTATCGGCGACGAGTACAAGAAGGTCAGCGTCGAAAAGGCGATGGCAGAGAAGTGCGGCTGCTGCGTCCGCTTGTTCTACAAATATTTGAAAGACGCTAAAGCCTTGCTGTGTGTGGCTTTAAGTGGCAGTGAAGCGGGCCGAATGTTAAACGGTTGTTAAAAACTGCTTGCGCTTCGTGCAGTGAAATGTTTAAATTATGGAAAACTGCGGTTTCGTGCGTTCAGGTGCGATGCCGCGTTTTTTTTCATCTCATTTCCTTTCGGTTGAAACCCCGCCCTTTAGGGCGGTAGAATCAGAATTTATTTGGGAGGGGCGTAACCCCTTCCAAACCAGGACGGCACATAGGGCGACGCTTTATGTGTCGTCCTGTGTGTTGAAACGTTGAATCCTTATCTGTTATTAAAGGTCGTCTGAATTTCAGACGACCTTTCTTTTTGGAGATGTCATGCCGGCAATTAGTGTCGATGTCAGCAAAATGGTCGCACGCTTGGATGATGTCCAACGCCGACAAGTCCCGTTTGCCGCTAAAAATGCGGTGAACAAACTTGCTGCACAGGCAATCGGCAATCTGCAAGATGAAATGAGGGATTCGTTCTTCAACCCGAAGCCGTGGACGTTGAACAGTCTGTTTGTCAGACAGTATGCAACCAAGGAGGAATTGACCGCCGTGGTCGATTTCAAGGACGGTGCAAAGGATAGAAGCGCGGGCAAATATCTGACGGCACAAATTTATGGTGGAAGCCGTCGGGCGAAAGGTATTGAGGCGTTTCTAGTTGCGCGTGGATTGATGCCCGCGGGGTATCGGATTGTGCCGTCAGATGCGGTAAGGCTTGACCGTTTCGGCAATATCACGCTGGCTGCGTTTCGGGCAATGGTGCGCGGATTGAACGACGGGACGCATTTCGCCCTGCTTAAACGACGCGGCAAGCTGCCTGCGGGAATTTACAAACGGCAAAAGAGAAAAGTAAAAGCATTGGTTGTGTATGTGTCAGCGGCACAGTATGAAAAACGTCTCCGGTATTTTGAGGTTGCGGAACAAGCTGTCGTCAGTAATCAGCAGGCTGTCTTTGCCGAAGAACTCGAAAAAGCATTAGCCACAGCCCGATAAGGTACTTCCTGGACTTTCAGCCACGCGGGTAATTCGAGCCGCGATTTCTGTTAAGCGACAGGTTTGTATGGGTTGCTTGCTGGGTTAATGAGGAACTGACATGAAAGTGAATAAAAGACAGCTTGCCGATATTGTCGGCGTTACGGAACAGGCTTTGACCAACTGGCAGAAAGAAGGTCTGCCGGTGGCGGCCTATGCAGATAAAAACGGGCTTGCGAATGAATACGATACCGTTGCGGTTATCCGCTGGATGTTTCAGCGGGAGCTGGAACGGCTGAACAAGGAAAAGCCGCGCGATCGGCTGGATAGGGTGAAGGCTGAATTGGCTGAACTAGAGCGGGACGAAAAATTAGGACAGCTTGCGCCGGCCGCGATGTTTGAGCGCGCATGGGGCGACCATGTTTTAGCGGCACGAACGGAATTTTTAACAATGCCCGAGCAGTTGGCGGCTGAACTGACGGCGACGTCGGGCGTGGAAATAGACCCTGATACCATTGCGGCGTACATCAACAGGGCGTTGGAAAAATTATCGAATTACGGAGCAGAAAACGATGGAGATGACAGCCGCAACCATGCAGGCGCGGATGGCTGAAACGGTAGCGCGGGTGTTGCGGCAGGCGTGCCGGAAATGGGCACCGCCGCGCAAGATTAAAACCCGCGACTGGGCGAACAAGTACCGCTATCTTTCCAGCATAGAGGCCGCCCGACCGGGCAAATACGTTTTGGACGTAACACCGTATCTGGCATGGGAAAACAGCCCGCTTGATGCGCTGGACGACCCGTCCGTGCAAGTGGTTGTTTGCCAGAAATCGGCGCAAGTGGCGTGGACTTCGGGTGTGCTGGGTAACTTTTTGGGCAAATCCATCGATGCCGAACCCAGTCCGATACTGGTTCTGTTCCCGAAAGAGGGGGCGGCTAAAGAGTACATGGACGAAAAATTCGTTCCGATGGTCGAAGCGACGCCCGCCTTGCGCGAGAAAGTCGATACCCGTATCCGCGCGCAAGGGCAGCGGCAGTTGTTCAAGAAATTCCCCGGCGGTTTTCTGAAGCTGGTAGGCAGTAACAGCCCCGCCAGTGTGAAATCGTCGCCGGTGCCGATTGTGTGCGTGGAGGAGCCGGACGACTGTAACCTGAACCTGCGGGGTCAGGGCGACAGTATCAAGCTGGCGAAGGAGCGAACCAAAACTTACCGCCGCCCGAAAATTGTATTAGGCGGCACGCCGACTATTGCGGGCGTCTCGACAATCGCCGCCGAAATGGAGTTGTCGGATAAGCGCGTCGGCATGGTGCCGTGCCACGAATGCGGCGAAGCCCATGTGTTGAGCTTCGATTACCTTTCCTGCGACGAAGACCCGAACGGCAACCATCCTGTTTTCGGCAAAAAGCTACCGGAAACGGCACATTACACCTGCCCGAACTGCGGCGCGGTGTGGAACGACATGCAGAAAAACCGTAATGTGCGTCGCGGTTGGTGGCAGGCGACCGCGCCTTTTCACGGCACGGCAGGTTTTTACCTGAACGAGCTATACAGCCCGTTCCCCGGCAGTGTGTTTTCCGAACTGATGAAAAAATGGTTGACCGCGCAATACGAAGCGGACAACGGCGATATATCGCCGATGATTGCCTTCGTCAATTCGTCCATCGGAATCCCGTTCGAGATGACCAATGACGGCGTGAAGGAAGACGAACTGGCAGAACGCGGCGAAGACTACGCCGAAAACACCGTTCCGCGCGGCGGTCTGATTCTGACTATGGGTGTGGACGTGCAACATGACCGGCTGGCCGTCATCATCCGCGCATGGGGGCGCGGCGAGGAAAGCTGGCTGGTTTGGTGGGGCGAAATCCACGGCAACACGGTGGACGTCAAATCCGACGTGTGGCGCAAACTGGCCGAGATGATTTTTCAGACGGCCTACAAACACGAAACCGGCGCGGGAATGAAAATCGCGGCGGTATCGATAGACAGTTCGGACGGCAATACCTCCGACGCGGTGTATCACTTTGTGCGTGGCTGCCGTGGCGTAAAAGCGGTGAATGTGATGGCGGTCAAGGGCAGCACCAACCCCGATAAAGAGATTTTCAGTCGGGCGCGGGCGATTGACTTGAAGCACAAAAACACCAAGGCCGACAAATTCGGCGTGCAGGTGTACAGCGTCGGCGTATCGCGCGCGAAGGACTTGCTGATAGACGAGCATGCGCGCATCAATCTGGAAGGAAGCGGGGCAGGGCGGATGCACTTTTACAAAGATGTCCGTGCCGATTACTGCGGCCAGTTGTTGAGCGAAGTCAAAGTACCCAGCCGCATGAACAAGCACAAAAAGGTTTGGCAGAAGAAAGTCGGCGTACGAAACGAGGCGTTGGACTGCGAAGTCTATGCCCTGCATGCCGCCCGCTCGGTCGGCACGCATACCATGTCGGCGGCAAAATGGGCGTTATACGAAAACGCGCTGTTGCAGTCGGAACTGTTTGCCGAGCCGAAACCCACCGAACAGGTACAGGAAAAAACGAAGGCAGACAGCGGCAGCGGTTTTGCGGCAACCAGACGCCGTAAGGGCGGTAACTTCGTTACCAATTATTGATTCAGGCCGTCTGAAATTCAGACGGCTTTTTTACGGTATTGACTATGAGCGAAAAAGAACAGGTTCTATCACACATTCGGACGCATCCGGGTTGCACATCGACCGGTGTCGCCAATGAGGTGTATGGAAAGCAGAAGTGGAGCGGCTGGATTTTTGCCCGCCGCGATATTGATACGCTGATTGAGGAAGGCTTGGTGGAAGAGCGTTTCGAGCAAGGCGTCAGTAAATTTTATGCAAAAGAGGCCGTCTGAAAATGAACGGTAATGACTATGCGGTAGAGCTTGAAGAAGCGCGAGAGATTCTGAACAGTCTTCGAAAAGCCTACAAGGAACATGCAGCAGGCAGGGGCATGACCAAGCGGTACAAAATCAAAGACCGCGAAATGGAGTTTTCCAGCCTTGCCGATTTATTGAAGCAGATACGGTTCTGGCAGCGGGAAATCACGCGGCTGGAAGCGGCGGCGGGTGTTTCCCAGCGCCGTTCAGGCCGTATCATCACGCGATTTTAGGATGAGCTATGGCAAAACAATCAAATGCCGCGCCGCAAAAGCGCGGTTTTTTTGCGCGTTTGTTCGGCAGGCGGGCAGCCGTTCCGAAAACAGCCCGCCGCAGCTTTGCCGGAGCGCGTCCGGTCGGGTCGCTGGCTTCGTGGCAGCCGCAAAACTGGTCTGCGGATGCCTTGGCGCGGTCAGACCTTGACCGCCTGCGCGCCCGCGCCCGCAGCCTTGCTCGCGACAACGACTACATGCGCAAGTTTTTGAACATGGTCGAAAGCAACGTTATCGGGCGCGATGGTTTTGCCCTGCAAATGCGTGTTTTGCTGGATAACGCCGACAAGCCCGATGCCTTGGCGAACAAAGCCATCGAAGCAGCGTTTTCCCGCTGGGCGCGGCGCGGTGTGTGCGACGTTACCGGCCAGATGTCTTTTACCGACCTGCAACGGCTGCTGATTCGCAGCGTGGCGCGGGACGGCGAAGTGCTGATTCGTCATATTTCAGGGTTTGACAATGATTACGGCTATGCGTTGCAGGTGCTGGACATTGACCGTTTGGATACGGGATACAACGTTCCGCAGCAAAACGGGCGCAACGCCGTGCGCATGGGTGTTGAGTTAAACAGCTATTCCCGTCCTGTGGCGTACTGGTTGCGTACGGCACATCCGGGCGAATCATACGGACAGACGAATACGGGCAATTTACGCGAACGGGTGCCGGCAGAGCAAATCAGCCATATTTTCCTGCACGACCGCCCGGAGCAGCGGCGCGGCTTTCCGTGGGTGGCTTCGGCCATCATCGGCCTGCAAAACCTGTCGGGCTATCAGGAAGCGGCCATTATCGCTGCCCGTGTCGGTGCATCGAAAATGGGCTTTTTCAAACAGACGGAAGATGCCGACAACTTCATGCCGCCGATTGACGGGCAAGAGGTCGATAACGGGCGCGGCAGCATCGATTTAATCGATTCGGTCGAGCCGGGTACGTTCCACGAACTGCCGCAGGGTTACGACTTTACGCCGTTCGACCCGGATTACCCGCACGCCAATTACGACGCATTCGTCAAAGCCAGCCTGCGCGGTATCGCCAGCGGTTTGAACGTGGCTTATCACAGTTTGGCGAACGACCTTGAGGGTGTGAACTTTTCCAGTATCCGCAGCGGGACGCTGGAGGAGCGCGATACATGGATGACGTTGCAAAACTGGTTTGCCGACGCGTTCTTGTATGACGTATTCGACCGCTGGATTGAGGCGGCGTTACTAATGGGCGCAATCAAGATGCCGTCCGGCAAATCGCTGCCTGCCGGCAAGCTGGACAAGTTCAAGGCCTGCAACTGGCAGGGGCGCCGCTGGTCGTGGGTTGACCCGCTGAAAGATATTAATGCGCATAAAGAGGCGGTGGCGCTGACGGTCAAATCCCGCCGTGATATTTGCGCGGAAATGGGTTTGGATTTTGAAGATGTTATTACCCAAATCGAACAGGAAAACCAGATGTTGGCAGGAAAAGGAATCATTGCCGACGTAAAACCGGCCGCATCGGCGGCAGAATCGGAATCGGAGGATAACCCGAATGAAGAAAATAAAGCCTGATAAGGCGCAAATGCAGCAAATGAGCCGCTTTGCCGTATTTCAGCGCGAAAGTGTTGATGTTGAAAAACGAACGGTTGAAGTGGCGTTTTCCAGCGAAGAGCCGGTAGAACGCTGGTTCGGCGATGAAGTATTAAGTCATGCGCAGGGTGCCGTTGACTTAAGCCGCCTGAACGACGGTGGCGCGGTGCTGTTCAATCATGACTGGGACGACCAAATCGGCGTCATCGAACGTGCTTGGATTGATGCCGACAAGCGCGGCCGTGCCTTGGTACGTTTTGGCAGCGGTACGAAGGCAACGGAAAAATTCCAAGATGTGCAAGACGGCATCCTACGCCATATCAGCGTCGGCTACCGAGTGGAGCATATGGTATTGGATAATCCCGATGCTGACGATGAGGACTACCGTTACATCGTTACCCGCTGGATGCCGTATGAAATCAGCTTTGTAACCGTTCCGGCTGACCCGACAGTAGGTGTCGGCAGAACGGCGGAAGCATTTATTGAAAACCCTGTAAACCCAACCCCTGAAAAAGGAAATCGAAACATGGATAAAAATCAAACGCCCACTACGGTGGAAACTCCCGCTGCTGCAATTCCTGCCGCCGCAGCAACCGATACCAACAACACCGCCGAACGCGGTATGCAGAACGAACGCGCGCGCGTTTCCGAACTGCTGGCCATTGGTCGCAGTTACGCCGCCCACGGCGGTATCGAAGCCGCCGAAAAGGTTATTAAAGAGGGTGGCAGTGAAGCCCAATTACGCGCCGCTATCATGGCAAACATGCAGACGAAGCCGATCGTTACCGCCGGTGAAATCGGCATGACTGATAAAGAACAGCGTGAATTTTCCCTTCTTCGCGCCATGTCTGCCGCCGCAACCGGCAAATGGGACAAAGCGGGCTTGGAACGCGAAGTGTCGGAAGAGTTGGAAAAACGACATGGTCGCGCAGCGGCAGGCTTCTTTGTGCCGACTGATTTGATTGCCCGCGCTTACAGCAAAGGCAATGCGGCAAACGGCGGCAACGTCATCGAAAACGACTTCCGCGAAGACTTGTTCATCGAACTGCTGCGCAACCGACTTGCCGTTGCCCAGTTGGGGGCGACCGTATTGGACGGCTTGGTCGGCGACATCACCATTCCGAAACATCTGACCGGCAACACCGTTCAATGGGTGGATGAAAACGGCAGCGCGTCCGAATCGAACGCCACTTTCGGACAAATGAGCCTGAAACCGAAAACCGTTACCGCCAA